GCGTCAATGCTTGTCGCAGTACCTTCAAAGCCCGCTCGAAACTCAACAGGGAGGGTAAACGTCTGAAAACCGCCTTTAACGTCGTCGTAATGTGCGATGAAATCATCCGCCGCAGTGTCGTCGATATTTTGATACTGCAGCTGTAATTTCATCCCAGTCCGTTTGTCACCATACAGAATCCGAACCTCTTTGCCTGACTGAGATTTGAACGTTTTGTAAGAGTAATCACCAGCGTCAAAAGAGCGACCACTGGGCTTATGGGTAGGGAAGGCCATCAGTCGTTATCTGGCGGTCCCACCAGTGTAATCGCGCCAGCAGTGTCAATCACGTCGATGGCAACCTTGCTGCGGCCTTCAGAGTCAACAGCATAGTTTCCAGCCTTAATCGTGACGATGCCGTCTTGATCAATGTCTAAGGCTTCAATTTGGTAGATCTGTTCATTTGCATGACTACCTCCTTTTACGCTGAACACTGAATCAAACAGGTTTTGCGCCTTACCGCCGCTGATCTGCAACGATCCCTCTTGAACCACATCCTGCGCCTCTCCTGTACGACGCTGCCAGAAATAAACATCGTGGCTGCCATCAGAAAGCTCTGAGACAGAAACCACCGTTCCGTCAGCAGTGACGATGCCGTTGTTGTCTGGGCGGTAAGGGCTTAGCTCTGAAGCAACACGAATAAACTTGCCTGCTTCCAAATCCAGGCCCCAAGGCAGTGTCCTAAACGTGATGGTATGCGTGAGATATTTGCGCAACGCCAAGAAATAACGAGCAACTTTTGCTGCGTGCTCATCACTTGTAATAAACGGCGCATCAAATTGCTCGATAGGCAGGTCTTGATCGCCGTTGTAATGTGCAACCAATGTTTTCTCTTCAGGGAACTCGTTTAACTGCGACTGTCTGTAAATAATCGCTGACTTGAACATTTTGCGCTCTTCAACCTCAAGCCACGTTATTTCAAGACTATCTTCGATAATGTTGCCGCCTGTGAACATTGCCGAAATTGTCACTGGCTC